TGGCGTCTTTAAGATTCGCGCGGCACAGATTTGCGCCTTTTAGATACGCGCTGTACAGAGTCGCGCCGTACAGATTTGCGCCGTACAGATTCGCGACTTCAAGATTGACGCCGCTCAAATCGAGTCGCATTCCTCCTTCTTCATCGCGGAGCCATCTTTCATGCGACTCGATTAAGCGGTTTAGTTCTTCCTGTGCAATGTCTGTCATCGTCACATTCCTTTTTTTAAGTAAAAATACCCTATTTTTCTTTACGCACGCGCACGTACGCGGGTGAGTCTTTTTTTAAGAAAGCCTAGGTTTTCTGCGGCTTATGAAGAAATATTAACCCCCATTTGTAGTTTTGTAAAGCCTAAAAACACGTTTTTTAAAACTCTTTGTTATTGACGGCATTTTTATGTGCTATATAATGGTGGTATCAAAAAGGTTAAACGGGCGTTTAACTAGGCAAGCATTAAAAGGAAATTAAAAATGACTACCTTCATTGAAAAAAACTATGACGAAGAAACCACCGACAATGACACAAAATTGTTGTTCATCATTAAAGACTTTCGCGGAGATAAAGAAGTTGTTTGGCAAAGTATTAATGACTTTGCTAATCGCATAGAAAATGACGATTTTTGTTATACATTTGTAACAAAAAAAACAGTCGCTGATGATTTATTCTTTGATTTTGATAAGCAAGATCAGTGGGATGAAGATGCGTGGGAGGCGTTTTATTTTTATTTTGAGCACGCCGAAGAAGAAATAATTGAAACCCTGAAGAATGGGGGTGAGGTCGTTAATGTCGGCGAATATTGGTATCTAAAAGAGGATGCCCCCGACCTGATTGATGCCGCTTTTGAATATCTGGGTAAGCCACATGTATGGGTTTATGACATCGATCATTTGCACTACTTGGCATGAGGCGAGGTAAAGAATACTTCTTTATTTTAACATAAGCTTAATGTAATGGCTGGTAGCGGGTTCGATTCCCGCCCGGCCTACCATTTTTCCCACATCAGCAAAAAGGTATTAACATGGAATATGTGCTTATATTTCTTGCTATTAACGAAATGGTAAAAAATCATTCAAAAAAATATGACGAATGGAGAAAGTACAATGACAAACAGTAAAGAAAACAACCACATCGACCCCAAACATTACAAAAGTCACCCGTCTGGGATTGAATGCATTGAAATTACAAGGCATTTTTGCTTTAACCTCGGCAATGTTTTTAAATACCTATGGCGATTCGATAAAAAAGGGGCGCCGGTTGAAGACCTTAAAAAAGCATCTTGGTATCTTTTCGATGAATTGCTGTTACAAAGCGGCAAAGAAGAATCGAAAGACTTAAAAGAAAAATTCTCCAAACTTCTTGATGAAATCTAAAAAAAAGGATGAATGATGATTAGTGTAAAAAAAATTGAATTGACAAACTCCGATAAAGATTTTGTCGACATTGCGCGGGTTTCTTACGATACCCCGCAAAAGCCGTGGGATGACAAAAAAGACTCGGGGCTGATTCGGTATCTTGTTGAAAACAAACACTGGACACCTTTTGCGCACAATGTTTTAAAATTTAAAGTATCCCAGTCAGAATATAACACGCTCCTTATCGACTGCCCGCGCAATCTTCTTAATGGTCATTTTTATGACAGAGAAAAAGAGGAAATGACTCATAGCGCTTGGGGGTGGACTCAAATTATTTTAAAGTTTGAGGAATATTATAGCAAATATGGGCGATCCGAATCCCATCCAGCCATTTTATTGTCCGATGTAATTGATTATATATGGACTATATTCCCATTCTTTTTCGCGACGTCACTACCCTACCCTTACATGAAAGATGCGGAGCATAAAACAAAAGATCAGATTCTTGAAAAAATTGAAAACACTGGATTTCATACATTTCAGTTTGAAATGCCAGTATTCGCAGCACGCCAATGGCTACGAACCGAAGACCTCCGAGTCTTTAATGAACGCTCTGGGCGATATTACACCAAAGACCCAACTTTTTACCTGCCAGAGTCGTTTAAAAGCCGTCCAAATGGTAGCTTAAAACAAGGCTCTGGTGATTGCCTGACGCCAGAAAAAAATGCAAAATGGCAAGGAATTTTTAAGGAAGAATACGAACGAATCCTTAAAATTTACAAAGAAGCCTTGTCTGATGGAGTCGCGCCAGAAGAAGCACGTATGCTGCTGCCTCAGTCGATGATGACAAAGTTTGTTTGGACTGCGCACGAATCGACAATTTACCGAATTATTTTGCAGCGTACACAAAGCGATGTACAGACCGTCACGCGTGAAGTTGCAGAAATGTTAAAAAAAGAGATGGAGAAATAATATGGAAGTCAAGTTTAAAAAACTAAACGAATCGGCAAAAATGCCAACTTTGGCGACACAAGGCAGCGCGGGTTACGACCTGTACGCAACTGAAACGGAGGTTGTGCCCGCTGGTGGTCGAAAGCTTTTTAAAACTGGATTCGCTATCGCAATGCCACGCGGATATAAAGCTTTGATTACACCAAGGTCAGGGCTTGCGCTAAAAAAAGGCATTACAGTTTTAAACGCGCCCGGCCTTATCGACTCGGATTATCGTGGTGAAATTGGTGTTATTTTATACAATACCGACTCGGTTCCTCATATCGTAGAAGCGGGAGACCGAATCGCCCAAATGCAATTTGAAAAGGTTATTACAGTTGATTTTGTTTCTGTTGATAATCTGGACGAAACGAATCGGTCTGGTGGGTTCGGCTCTACTGGTACATAACACTGTAAAAATATTTACAAAGGGCGCACATTAATTTGTGCGCTTTTTTTTTGTGATATATTCAATAAAGACTTTTGCAGCAAGAGTGTGGCTTAGAAAGAAGTAGGTAGCGGCGCCAAGCCCTATCCTTTTTGTTAGTAAAGGACTATTCTATATTTATTAACAATTACTTAGGGATGGCGCCATGGTTTGCAAAAGTGGCTTAAAATTTTGGAGTCGTTAATGAAAAAGTACGTTTCTTATATTCGCGTTTCAACAGCTCAACAGGGCGAATCAGGGCTTGGTCTGGGTGCGCAAGTCGATATTATCGAACACTTTACAAAAGACGGGGAAATAATTGCCAGATTCAAGGACGTTGCCAGTGGTAAAAGTATGGCGAATCGGCCTGAGCTAAAAAAAGCTATTGATTTGTGTAAGAAAGAAGGTGCGACTCTGGTTGTTGCCAAGTGTGACCGATTAAGCAGAAATGTGCAGGACGCGCTTTCTATTCTCGATTCGCTTGGCAAGGATGGTTTACTTTCCTGCGACCTGCCTAATTCCGACCGCTTTACTATGACTATCATCTTTGCCGTGGCAGAGCGCGAAAGGCTCTTAATCTCGATTCGCACAAAGGCCGCCTTAAACCAAGCTAAAAAGCGTGGCATTTCCATAGGGCGGCGGGCTGGATATACGCACCACGATGAAACAAAAAACAAAATTTCCGAGTCGCTTAAAAAAACAAATCCAAGCTTTTCCGAGTTTGAAATACAGGTAATGGATTCGCTTAGAAAAGACGGGCTATCTTACGCGAAAATTGCAGAGCGACTCCAAGAAATGGGATTAAAGTCACCCACTGGCAAAGAAATTAAGCCGCAAACTGTAAAATATGCTATTGACAAAATTAAGAATAATTAATATTGTTTTTATTGTAAACGGTAGCGCGCTTCGCGGCCTCTTTGCTCTTTATTAAGCCAATGGCACGTTTTCCGTTTACTGGTGGTTATGTGTGCTTTTTCACGCAAACGCTAGGCATGAACAAGGCGAACATCATCGCGCAAAAAATAACGCACATGCTAACCGCATTTGTGCTCTTCGCTGACTGTGATAGTGATAATATCTAAGCCGTATTATTCTCAGCAAATAAATTAAATTAAAAGACCGCGCTTAAAAAACGCGGTCTTTTTTTTATTTCATTCCTACAGGTGGGCGTTTTCTTCGTCTATCCACAAAATCAATAGGAATAGATTCATTTGCTGGCTTTTTCTTTGCAGGCAAGTAGGCTTTTTTGTAGTGCTCTTCGCAATAGGATTTACCATCGATTCGCGGTTTGTTGCAGAAATGAAAATCCTCTTCTCTTGGATTGCCAACTGGCCATTTGCAACCATCTTTCTTCAATTCAAGCAAAGCTTTTGTTGCGATTAAACATGTGGCCGATTCGCGTTTTTTTAGCTCAATTTTTTTTCCATCAGCGCAAATTTTTTTTATTTTTTGATGCTGCTCCGAATTGGAATCAAGTTCAGTTTTTCCTAAAACATCATTTACCATGCTAATCGGATATGGCGTTTCTTTCAAAACCGCGTCATACCCACGAATCGCGTTTATCTCTAGGATTCGCTGAAAAACATAACGATTAAGCTGAACCGCCGACTCCGAAAGTTTTAAGTTGTTTTCAGTTAAAAACTTCTCAACTTTTTTGATTCTGAGTTCTAATTTTCTTGCGATGAAAGTTATTGACTTCCCTTCAGCCACAAGATTTTTAATTGTATCTTTTTCTTTGTCGTTTAGCTGCCTTTCCCGATTCTTTTGCTTAATCCCAAACCCAATGTCGCTAAAAATTTTTTTGGCATTGCCTTCTTTGATGTCATATTTTTTACAAACATCGTCAAGAGTGGGCTTTTCCCCAGTTTTTTCGTAGTCACTTATCAGCTCTTTTTTAATTTTTTCCCTTTCTTTTCTAAAATTTTCAAAAATGATTTTATTCCTATTCGGCAGGCCGAGAGCTTTCACTCGCGGACTTAGGTAGTGTTCGCTAAGGCCAGTGACTTGCTGTATGTACGCGACATTATGACTTAAGTCATACCAAAGCTTTTTGATAAGCTTATCTTGCTCTTCTTTGCTGAGCTTTTTAAAGTCTTCCATATCTTCACCTTTTAAATGCTGTTTAAACGGCCACAGAAGCCGCGTGAGTGGCCTGTTTTATTTTTTTGGTCGCATGTAGCTGAATGCTCAATCAGCGCACCAGCGGCCTTTAAATCGGCCTTGTTTTCAATTTGTGGAAAGTATTCTTGTATCCACGCCGATTCGGTTTTGAACGGCCATTCAATTTCATGCTTTTTGCACTTTGCGTAAATTTCCCCGATTGTCGGAAAAAACGGCGATTCGCTTTCAAGAATATCAACGATACCGAGCAAAATGGCGTACTCTGGCAAGCCGTAAAGCTTGCATGAAATGTCGTTTAAAATCAAAGACTTGTATTCAATATGGCTTTTTTCCATACGCTTATGCGGTAGCAGCCAGCGCGTAAGATAAGCCGTGATAACTTCCTTTTGAAGCGGTCGTAAAGCCTCTAGAATCCGCACCTTTTCTTTATCGGTAACATCTTGAAAATCAAAGGAAACTTCCGCGTACATGCGTCCTATTTTAGTTGGTGAAGCCGAGGTCTTTGAGGATTCGGTTGTCGTTTTCTTCGTCCATTCGATGTTTTTCGATGGCCGCTTGTCCAGTAGCAATGATTTCACCGAGCGAGCGACCCGTGTTGCCTTGTCCAGCTCCTGCACCTTGGCGAGGAGCGGTCTGGCGTCTGGCTTTGTCGTCAGCTTTCCGCCGAATCCAGTTTCGCCAAATTGCTGACCAGTCGAGCTTTGTGGCCTTGGCTCCGCTTGCCGCGTGCCAATAGTCCCTAAAGATGGCAAGTTCCCGATTTGTTTCATTTTCGGTTAATCCTTCTTTTTGAGCAAATAAAAAATCCTGAGGGGAGGGTTGCCAGTTTTCTGGCAACCGTGTCGCCAGTTTTTCAGGCTTCGGCTTCTCCCCCACACCCCCTCTATCAGTAGACTCTTTTCTATCTATTCTTACCTTCTTTCCTTCTTCCCTTCTTATTATTTGATTCGCTCCCGATTCGCTCCCGATTCGCTCCCGATTCGCTCCCGATTCGCTTTCGTCTTCAATGTCCTGATATTTGCAGTAATTACAGATAGTTATTACAATTTGGCCTGATTCGGTTTCGATTCGTATCATTTTTTCGTTTTGAAGTCGCAATAAAAATCTATGTACAGAACCTTGGCTCCAGCCCCACGCCTTGGCCAAGAATCGCTCAGAATAAGAAAGCTGTCCGCGCTGCAAAGTGATGATTTTTCCATTAACATCGACTCGCTTTTCTTTCCAAGCCGCGTTAGAAACGAGCCAATCCCAAGCGTATCCCTTGCAGTACTTTTCCCCTTCGAATAATGGGTTTTCAAACCTTGAACGATAAGCCCGAATCCAACCTTCAGCCATCTCGCAAACCTCCTTTTTTTATTTCTTGATTAATCCTTGACAAATACATAAGCGTTGTTTCAATTAAAACTTTATGAGGATTAAAAAAAAGCAACTCACACGGCTTGAAAATCTCACCTATAACCTCACCAGTAGCTTTTCTGGTCAGTACCCAGCTTCCAGATCGCTGAGGTTCGAGTCGCGGTATGTGTGTTGTTTTCTTCTGTTCCATTGTTTCGATTCCTTTGCCTTTTTCTTATTACTGAGCATAAAAAGGGGGCGTAGTCAATGCCCCCCCTAAATGCTTTCTTTATGAATAACTTTATGAATAATCAACTATTTTAAAGCCGAGGCCGGTACAAGGATCGAGTCGTTCAGCTACTAAATACGCAGATTTTAGAGAATCTTTTATGAATTCGTCACAATATGCTTTACCTTTATATACCCCATCTTTATCAAGAAAATCTTGTTCAGTTGCCTCTAAAAATTTAGCATGCAAAACGGATTCGGCGATACGTCCTCCAGATCCAATTGAAGCAATCTTATATGAAATATTTCCTATTTCATACTTACGTGGAATCAAAGAAACAACTTTACCATTAGAAACAACAAAAGAAATCATATTCTCAACATTTGGATTTTTATCAAATCCAATCACAAATTCCGCACTCCTGTCGTCAAGACTTTTATTTTTTAAAAATTCTTCCAGTGATGGAATAAAAGCCTCATCTAAAAAAACGGAAAGCTTTCTTTTAAATCTAACAAAAAGCTGTTCATTCGCAGGAATCCATTTTGGTAGTTGCCAATTTCGTTTAATCTGTTGAATTAATTCAACATCGCCAGCCGCGCCAACCTCCAAATAGTCTTTATAAAATATTTTTTCAAACATTCTCATTTGATACCCGTCATCCATAACAGACATGTTGTCATGCATGCCATATCGCATTTTGCTATCAAAATCAGCTACTGCTATTTCAATAAAAACTACTGTTGTCATTTTTATGACTCCTTTTCTGCAAAATCTTTTACAAGACTTAAGATTTTATCTTTATCTTGCAGGGGCATTTTTTTTACGCTTTCAGTTTCAAGAATCGCGTAAATGGCGGCGGGCAAATCATCCGCGGATAAGTTTTCAACTCCGCTAATGGATCCGCCGCAAAAGTAAAAGTACACAAACGAATCGGATAGCCCCATTTCTTTTTGAATTGTGTTTTTAACTTTTTCATGGCCTACAGCCCTAAAAAAGTGGCTTATGCCGACTCCAAGCAGAGTCGCCCCCGCCACAATAGCGATTATTTCCATTTTTCACCTTTTTATTTCGGTAATTTCAATATTGTTTACAGCCTTCATTAACTTTTTCTTAAGGCGGTAAACTTCGTTTTTTGCTGTGAATACGCTTTTCACGTCTTCCACTATCACTTTTTTTCTTTCCAAGTCGTGATAAACAAAATCTGCGATGTATTTGCAAATTAACTGCCCGTTTATGACAATTTTAAAAGTTTCTTGCAGCTTTAAATGTTCAATCTCCCCCTTTTGTTCTCGGCTTTTTAATTCTAGGTACCGATTCGCTTCTTTTTGCGAATCGAATAAAATACCGTGGATTGTTACTTTTTTATTTCTGTATTTTGAGGGTTTAGCCATTTTCTATATAAACCGAATCGGGGAAAAAAATTGCCCCGTCATTGTTTAAAAAAGCCTGTTTTTTTCCATCGGTGTACATACTTCCAAAATGTACACGATTCGCAATCAGGCACATGACGGGAGTCGGCTGGAGTTTTTCCCAGTTTTCCAACTCCCGTAAATCACATGGATTCGTTTTAATCCACATTAAGCCATTCCGAGCTGATGCTTGTATAAGTCAAGCAATTCTTCAAGCTCTGCACGTTCGTTTTCCCGCATTTTGCGGAGTCGCACAATTTGACGCAAAACTTTTACATCAAAGCCATGCCCTTTGGCCTCAGAATACACTTCCTTAATATCCGCTTGTAAAGCGGCTTTTTCCGCTTCCAGATTCTCAATGCGGTCAATGATTGATTTTAGTTCTGCTTCTTGCATTTTAATCTTCCTTTTCAATTTGTTTCATGTACTTACGATGCGCAAAATATTTATCTACAATTTCACGCGCCGTTTTTTCGTCCACATTTTCGGCAAAGGTTAGCATCTGGCCAACTGTTGGCGTGGATTCGCCGTTGCAGAAATTTCGCGCTGCCTTAACGCCTACTCCAAACGAATCGGCTAGTTTGGCAAGGCTTAAATTCGCAGCTTTTTTATAAGCCGCGATAGGATTTATTTTTAAGTAATAATCTTCCATTATTTATCTTCCTTGTTCATAACTATTGCGATAGCACAACACCCGCCGCCGTCAATCGTAAATTTTCCATATTGCAACCCGTACCGTTCGATTTGCATCGCTAAACGACTCGTGAATAAATCTTTGAATCGCTCATCGCAAACCCCGATAACATTTCTTTTTATCTGGTACGCCCCCCCACTTAAATCGATTCGCAAGTCATTTGTTAAAGTTGTCATTAAGTGGTTTTGTTTTTTTGTTAATTTCTTTCGATTCGGATGCTGTAAATCGGGATTAAAAAGTAATTTTTCCCGCTTGGGCTTTGCGGGCTTTTCTTCGCTTTGGCTTTTTAACATCGCTTCTTTTAAGAGTTTGCGGTTTTCCTCACTTAACTGCGGTCTTGTCATTTTTACTCTCCTTTGTTGTCGATGCCTTATTAAAGCATTAAGCATTGCGCCTGTAAAGCATTTTTTTTTCCTTTGAGGAATATTTTTTACTTTAAAGCGCTAAAAATGCGTGCTATAAATACACATCTTAATCAAAAGGAGCACACAATGAAAGAAATGCTTGATATCTACAAAGATCAGATAGGCAAGGAAATTGCCAAGCCTGAAGGCGTCAAAATGCGGGAAATACCCGTAACCGTGTGGCAAGAGTCTTTTGACATTTACTTTCACCACACAGATAAAAGCGACAAAGAAAACTATCGCGCTTTTATCGAAGGCTGGAACATTTACCTTTACGATAAGGTAAACGAATCGTGGCACTTTTTGGATACGTGCTATCCTATAAATTTTGAGGACTTAGAACCTATCGAAGTAGACCACGAGTCTCACCTGTATATGGATAACGAAGACAGCTTTGCGACTTTTTTGAATTCTGAAGAATATGTTTTAACTGTTGATGACGCAGATCAAGATATACCGAATCCACATGATTGCATTTATCTTCATGATTATGATGAAGAATTATCTTACAAAGTAACAAATAAAAATTTCATTAGGGAAGTTTTTTCGCGCCACGCAGAAAAAATCCTTGATGATGAAGCGTACTTTTACTACGAAGAAGATAAGCTTCCAGTGGATGATTTTTAAAAGGAGAAAAAAGATGGAAATAGTAGAAACAAAAGAGGGGGCTATTGCAGCCCCCGAATCCAACCAAGATTTGACTTCACAGCTTTTACAGCTAGCAACGAATCCAAACATTAATCCCAATGTCGTTGAAAAATTTATCAAAATGAACGAAACATTGGAGAAGCAACAGGCAAAGCGTGCGTTTAATGAATCTTTGGTGAATTTTAAAGCCAACCCGCCGCGAATCGTAAAAAATATTGCGGTTTCATTCGGCAACACAAAATACAAACACGCAACAATCGACTCGGTAATGCGCCAACTCGATTCGTGTTTACACAATTACGGATTTGCGCTTAATTGGCGAATCGATTGTACGCCTGATCTTGTTGATGTTATCGCCGTTTTGCGTCATTCTTCAGGCCATGAAGAAACATCCCGATTCGCATCTGCGCCCGATTCGTCTGGTGGCAAGAATAAAATCCAAGCACAGGGTAGTGCTGTGACTTATGCAAAAAGGTATACAGCACTAGCCGTACTAGGTCTTGCTGAGCAAGGTGAAGATGATGATGGAATCAAGGCCTTCTTAAAATCTAGAATTCAGGATGATGAAATTTCAGTTTTGCAAGAATTAATTGCCGAGTCGGGTGCTAAAATTAGTAAAATTTGTGCGCATTTCAAGGTGGGTTCGCTATCAGAAATGAGCACAGAGCAGTATGCCGCATGTACACGTATGTTGAAAACAAAGATTAAAAATAAGGGATAAAAAATGATTATTCACGATTTTGACCAAAATTCCCCCGAATGGTACGACGCGCGTATGGGGATCCCAACGGCAAGCGCATTTAACAAACTTTTAACACCTGCACGACTCCAGCCCGCAAAAAGTGATTACGCCTTTGAATTGGCTGTGCAAATTATTTGCGGTGTTAATCCTGACCCTTGGCTAGGAAATAATGCCACCGAGCACGG